CGCCTGTGATGGAGTCTGTTTCACCAAATGAAGATGGGGTTAGTTGTTGACCATCGACAAAATTGATTTCGGTTAGGTAGCCGTCAAAGTAAAGAGAATTACCAGTGTATGCGGCAATCCTATGCGGGAAACTAGAGTAATTTATATACCCATTAGTATTTTGGGCTGGAAAACTTCCAGTTAATGTTTGTTGTACACCATTTATATAGAATTTAATTCTATTTGCCGAAGTTGCTTGTGTTGTGTCATAAGCAACAATAATATGATACCAAGCAGATGGGTCACGAAAAACAGCAGTAGTAGTGCAAGTAGTGCTTCCACCTGAATCTTCTCTAAAAGCCAAAGTGTTATCAGCGTTAAAAGATAAACGCGCACTTCCTGTTGCCGCATCAGATGATTGAAAAACATACTGCTCTGTTGATAATGTTCCTCGTTTAATCCAAGAACTAAAAGTCCATATTTGTCTATTACCTGATGCTACTGTTCTATTCAAATAAGCACTAGCACTTGCCCGTGTTCGCACACTACGGGCTATGTTGTAGCCACTAGGTCTTGTCAGCAGAGAATCTTTTGATGCAAACATTATGCAAACGCCTGTGCGTAAGTGCCATACCAGTTAGTGCCGTCAGCAACAAAGGTCAAGATGTCTCGTCCTGTGGTTGCAGTAGTGGTCAATGTTGGTGCTACACCACCAGCAAACTTCACACTTGTGAACACCGCAGTCCTAGAGCCTGTGCCGTCCTGAGTTGCTATCAGAATGAATGACTTACCAGCAGTAGCAGTCGGCATGGTGAATGTGCAATTACCTGTCATAGTCACAGTTTGAACTGTTCCGCTAGTCAACGACAAGGTTTGTGTTGTGCCTGAGTTACCGATAACCACCACAGTTTCAACATAGTTGGTGACTGTGGGGTTTGTCAGGGTCTTGTTGGTTAGGGTATCAGTTGTTGCACGACCTACCAAAGTGTCTGTACCTGTTGGAACAGTAATAGTTCCTGAGTTACTGATAGACGCAATAACAGGAGTTGTTAAAGTCTTGTTGGTAAAAGTCTCTGTACCCGCAAGCGTTGCCAATGTTCCCGTAGTAGGTAAAGTTACGTTAGTCGTACCCGTTAAAGTTCTTGTGTAAGCAAAGTTACCAGAACCCGTAACAGTCATTGCCGCATTGTTTGCTACGCCTGTACCACCATTAGCTGCACCTAGTATTCCAGTAACACCAGTAGTTAATGGAAGTCCTGTTGCATTAGTTAGGGTTATAGAAGTAGGAGTGCCATAAACATTAGCAGCAGTAAAGGTGTTAGCCTCATCTAGTTTAGGTAAATTGTTAAGACTAGCAGCAACTAAACGAAGTTCTACTTTGTCTCCAGTAATCCAAGAGGCAGCACTAGTATTGTCTTGTGCTCTAACAATAGTAAACGTATCAGTAGATCTAGCAGTTACTTTAATAATCTCAACAGTACCTGCTGTGTTAGCAAGAGTACAGAAAAAATAATCTCCAGACAATGTGGGAAACAATGCTCCCTGTCCTGTGGCTACTGTAAGACTAGTGACCGAAGCATTAATGCCTGACGCTAAAGTAGACGTAGCATTGTTGGTAAATTTCATAACCATAAGGTTCTCCTATTAACTAACAGTGATAGTCCAGTTGATTGCTAGTGTATCAAGAGCACCTTTATTAACAGCACTAAACACTACTCGTGATAACAGAGTTCCACCAGATGTAGAGTTATTAAAAATACCTGCTTCAGTTACAGCACCAGTACCTGTACCAGCACCATACGTATTAGACAAGCTAACTACGTTTGCTGATACGCTAGACGTTGTAAATGCAGCACGAGCAGTTTCAGTTCCTAGGGTAGTGTCAGCAATAGCAGCAGGTGTAGTACCAGTACCAATAGCCATACCTACAAAAGGAGATGTACTGTTATTAATAACAGCAGAAGCTAAGAAGTTTTTACCTGCTGTAACAACTAGGTTTTTCTTTTCTAAGACTACTTTGTTGTTTAATAGGATCTCTACTTCACCTACTAAGTTAATTGTGTCTTTCATTTTTAATCCAATCTTAAGGAGTTAAGTGCAGCACCGTTGAGTGCAGTGGGTGAAACAAGGAGTCTACTAACTGATTCTGTGATGCTAACAGTTTCTGCTATATTGTTACCAACTAAAAATGCAGTTGATTCAGAAATAGACAGACTTTCTGCTATTGCTTTTGTTACAGCTAATTGTAAACTTTCTGAAATAGAAGAGGAATCACTAAGTTGTTTAGTAGCTGTGTTAGTTATTGACTCACTAACTGTAATTGCGTCAGATAGAGTTCTACCTAACGTAACTAAAACAGTCTCTGTAATTGTAATGATCTCTTCATTTGTATAGGTTGTTGTAGCGTTTAGTGCTATAGCATTGATAACAGCTCCATTAAGAGCACTTTGGGAATCAAAGCTAGAAGTACCAAGTGTTTTAACAACAGCTTTTACAAGAACTTCAGTTACATCAATAGTCTCATTAGGCTGTTGAGTGTAGTTAATAGGAATAAAGTAGTCTGATGATTCTGGTCTAGTAAAAGGAGGAGCTTGTATGTCAGCTACTCCATGTACAAAGTCTTGTGGTTGTCTGATCTCCCAGTCACCACTACAAACCATCAAACCATCCCAGCGAAGTTGTAGCTCATTGTTTTTAAAGACACGACCACAAGAATCACAGACAACTTTCCAACCACCATTGTCCCAGCTGGGTTTGTAAGACACAGTTATACCCTATCAGATTTATTGTCTAGCTTGTCAAAGATCTTTTCAATCATCTTTTTAAGTTCTCGAATATCTTCCCGATAGTCATCTTTAACAACGTACTCTTTAGGAAGATCTTCTCTTAACTTAGCAAGATCAGTCTTAAGTTCTTTAACAGCAGACCACAATTCTCTAGCAAACCAACCTGTAACACTGGATGCTAAACCTAAGCCTATGTTAAGCAAAGTTTGTAAATCCATTACAGATTTGCACCTTGTTTAACAAGTCTTAAAATGATAAGAAATGTTTGTGTACCAGATGCATAACCTGTAGTCAGAATGTTGATAGTCCCTGTTTTACCAGTTCCTGCATTGTTAGTTAGTCCACCCAACTCTCTTAGAAAAGAAAGTCCAGATCCAACAAGAGGTACAGCTACAACGTCAGTTGAAGCATCCCACAATAGTTGTACTGATAGTTGAGAACTAATAACATATTCAATGTGATCTATTCTTACTTGCTCTGGAGTTGGTCCAATACCACCTTGGTTGATACTGGACATTGCAAGAGCAGCAGTAGAAGCTAGATTACCTGTGTCTAGTATTCCTACTAGTTTTACAGATACGTTGCGTGGTCCTTCTTCAAGGATTTGAGTTGTAAATGCATTAGCCATGTGACTCTCCTAATTAATAGGCACGAGTTTGGGCAGATAGCATAAAGTCAACAATCATATCCGCAGTAGTAGGTGCAGTAGCAGCAGCTTTACAACCAAAACCTGCACCCATGTTTGTAGCATTGGGGAATGTAGCAACCATAGTACCAGTAGAAATGCCTACATCAACAGAACAAACTTTTGCATCATTTACAAAAACATCAATGTTGCCTCTACCATCGTAGTACCAACCAAGTTTAATAAAAGTACCACTAACAAGAGTAGCAACAGTTGTAGTAGCAGTTGAGTAAGCAGTAGCAGCTAATGAAGCACTACCTTTACGAACAACAAAAGTAATAGCTGAAGAACCAGCAGCTTTGTTAAAGTAAATACCATCAGTGGGAGTTAGGGCAGCAATAGAACTAGCTATACCAACTAATAGTTGATCATTAGCAGCAGTAGTAGCTTTAAATGCAGTGTAGAACCAAGCTACTTGAGTAGGAGGAGCAGTAGCAGTGATTGTGTTGGTAGCAATGTTGAAATTAAGTGGATTATTTTGAATAGCACCAATGTCAGCAGTAACACTAGAACCACCACCAACTGTAGAAATTATTCCACCATTACCGACAACTAAACCAATAGTTTGATGGGATGTAGTGTTAGTTACAGTGAAGTCAGCAGCAACATACTGAAAAAAATCTTCAAAGTCTAAAGAGACATCTGTAGGATCTGGAAGGGGAAATTGACCTAGTGTGGAGTTAACTGCTTGTGTTGATACACCAGCGGGGAAACGGGTAGGAGAAGCCATGATAAATATTCCTTTGACGTTGTTTAAAACAACGCTCTATTTCTAGAGCGTCATTGGAGATTAAATTTTACTTTACATTTTCTTTTTAGACATAGATGCTTTTGGAGCCATCTTCTTAGCAGCCATCATTTTTGATCCCATCATCTTCTTAGCAGGAGCCATTTTTTTAGGTGCTGCTGAAGCTGGCATCATTCTCTTTTTTTGTAAACCATAAGCCATGATAAGTTTCCTTTATAAAAAGAACCCCCTCTTTATAGGAGGGGGAGTGTTACTAATAACAATTAAGGACCATTAGATCCAAATAAAGCGCGTGGATCAGACCATCCAAAGCTATAACGCTCGTAGCCTTTGGCTTTAACGTTCATAGTATCGAAGTCATTATCTTGATCAAACGTAACAGCCATACGCTCATAGTACTTTAAACCAGTACCACCAGGAATAGTGTTGCGGATAAACCAAGCATGTGGGCTTGTGAAGTAGTGGTTCACTTTGAAGCCACCAGGGATGTAGTTGCCAGATTTAATGACGTTGATGTCGTTATTGGCGTTACCTGGTTGGTACTCAGTTTGTAAAATGCGTTGAGCATTAAACACTTCTTGACGAGCAATGTGCAAGCTATTTGGTTGAATAGCGACTAACAGACCACGGTCATTTGTAAAGCCCATGATTGCAATCACTGCATCTTCCAAAGAAGCCTCAGACAAGTCAACATCAACTGCTGGCTTGTTAGAGAATGTACCACCCGAAGTATTTGGGTGGGCAGTAGAGCACAAAGCTACACCATCACCACCTAAATACGAAGCATTAAAAGCACGGTTGTACACGTTAGCAGCAATGTTTTCTTTCGTTTGACGGAAAGATAAAGCCAATGCAGCAGCACGTTTCTTGGATACTTGTTCATACAAGTTGTCATCCATTTCTTCCTTAGTCACGATATAACCCATTGCGTATGCAACGTGTGTATAGCGAGTTGTGAAGCCTTGGATCTCAGAGTCATAGGCAGTACCTGCGCCTTCAGACTTAACTGGCACTAGACCGAAGCCAGACAATTGAACGTCTTCTTCGTAGTTCATAGTAGAAGTGTCCTTATCGAACAAGTCTACGTACTCTTCTGGGTGCTCGTTATAGGTTTGTCCCCACCAAGCCTTGATACCAGGCCATAGTGCTTTGGGATGCGATGCGGTTGTAATTACTCCAGCCATGATTTAATCTCCTTAATTAGACTGCAAGGTAGTTAACGACAGTGCCAGAAGCAGAGCCGATAGTACCGTATTCGTGGTAGTTAAATTTGCACAACACACGGACATAAGGACTAGCTGCGCTAGTTACTTCATTGTCACCACGTTGTACAGCACCTAACATGCGGATTGGCAGAGTAGCCGTAACTGCTGGTCCAGTAAGAACCATGTCAGAGAAAGGCACACCATTAGCCAAAGATGTTTGATTAGCAGCGGAGATGGTCACAGCAGCGTTCATAGAAAGCTGAGCTTGAGTAGCACCAGTGCTATCAAATTGAGCTTCGAACAAGACGAAAGGATCATCCACAACATAGACATAACGCACATTAGTACGAGTACCAGCAGCAATATATGCCTTCTCTAAAGACAAAGAATTACCAACCAAGCTTACACCTGGATCAGCAACACGGATGCCTACGATAATACCTAGAGGCAAAGCAGAAGTAGTAGTTGCACCACCCCATTTTTGGATATTGCGGATACCTGTAGAGTCTGAACCACTACGAGACATCACACAATCACCGATTGCATAGCTATTGGTAGTGTCAGCAACAGGAATAGCATAGAGCCGACCCTGCTCATTCCACTTGCCACCTAGCAAGTTACCAACAGGACTAAACCCGTTGGCTTTATTTACGTTAGCCATTTAAGACTCCTTTAAAACGTTAGTTAAGTTTGATGCCGTCCCTAGGGGTATAGAACGATGGATTGTCTCCAGTGATCTTACCCTTACGAATAGCAGCGTCAATAAGATTGTTTTTAGCCTGAAGTTCGGTTTGATCTTCCTCATGCCATTCTTGCCGAATCTTCATTAGATAACCGTATTGCTCCGTACCTTCAGCACGGGGATTTACAAGATACCTAATTCTTTCTCCGAGGTCACCATTACGGCTAACCACATTCTCACTCACGCCTCCAACTTCATCTGGTCTTACAAACTCATAGCCATTATCCATAGCTGATTGTATGCGTCCACCTTTGTCTGTAAAGACATGTAGGTGATAACCATCTATCTGTTGTTGGACACTTATCTTAGCTTCCGTGCCGTTAAACACGTTACGTTTTTTACGAGTTGTACCGTTTAGTGCTGGTGTAGGAGCAGACTCTGCTGTCTTACGTTCTTCTATCTTAGCTACTAGGCGATCACGTTTTTCAAACTCATTTAGTGCGCGGGGCATATCAATTTCCTTTCAAGTTATTAAATCAATTCCAGTCAAAATCAGCTACATACTGTTCACGAGTCATAAGCTTTTGCTTAACAAATCGATCACATGCAGCTTTGGCTTCAGAGGGGAGATTGTCATAGGAGGGAGCATTGCTGCTGTTACCACGACCTGCTCTACCTGAACCAGATTCCACTCGACTAGATGGGCTTTTCTTTTCCCCAAACTTATTTGGAAACTCTTCTGCTAACACTTCATCAAGCTTATTTAAAAATGCCTGTCCTTTAAGCAAAGGGAACTCTAATCGAAGGCTTTCACCAATACCGTTAACCATGCCAGTCATCCGCTTGTCTTGCCCAAACCAAGAGTTTTTATCCAACCATTGTTGTAGTCCTGGATCAATTTCTTGACTTGCTGGGGCAGCACTAATCGGTGTCTTGTCAGCATCTTTAACTGCTTGCTTAGCATCCTTGAGTTCATCTTTAGCTTGATCTAGGGCATCATCTAAAGCATTGACTTTCTGTCCGTCCCCATCGCTAATTGCTTGAGCACGGCTTTCTTTTATTGCTTGGATACGTAACTCATAGTCTTGAGCTTTACGTTCATAAGCATCTTTCTGGAATCTCTTAAACTCTTCTGCTGCTTCACGAAACTCTTTAAGTTGCTCTTTGGTTGACTGTAAGTCTTTGATGAGGTTCTCATTATTCTTACGAAGAATAGGAAGGATCTCTCGACCACGCTTCACAAATACATCAGCATCAACCCAATCAGTCTCGTTTCCACGAAACTTTTCTTTTGGAACCCACCCTTGAGATTCAGCCTCTTGGCGTATCTCTGGAGCTGTTTCGTTACTAGTAACATTTTCTTCACTCATATCTTACTCCTATATTTTAAAGAATGTCAACTTATGTTTTAGCTAGGTAAGGATCAACTAGATCTACGTCAGCGTCTAACGTGCCTGTGATGTCCTTGTCGTTAACCATTCGATATTTAAATCCATCTTTACCCAAGTACAACAAACCTGCATACTTAGCAAAGATTACCTTATCCCCAACTCCACACCAAGGTGCAGGTTCATCGGCATAACATTGGTCACCCATAGCAATCACGACACCAGTGGTATTACCCATCTGCTCTCGGTCTTTGGTTACCTCTGTTGTTAGGATAATTCCCCCTTCGGAGACTTCCCTTACTTCTTGGGGCTTGATAAGCACCCGCCAACCTACAGGATTAATACCACTCTCATTGCTCATTTGTTTCTCTCTTTACTTCAAATAGATCTTCATACTCTAAGCTAAGGATAATTGCGATTGCTCGACATCTACCTTTAACCTCTTGCTCATCGTCAAACGCATTGTTGACAAGTCCTTCTTTCATAGTCTCACGGTCATCACTAAGCATCCTTAGCAGACGTTTAGTTACTGGATGATGTTTCCACTCATCAAAGTTATCGGAACTTACTATTTCCATTCTCTCTCCTTAAAAAACCTTACTGAGGTAGTTGCGGCATCTCCACATTGAACTGACCTAAATCTTCTTGACTACCTGCTACCATCTTGTCAAAGGCAACATTCATAGTCTTGATAGCATTCATAACACCTTCTCTACGTTCTCTTTGTAAACCAATTTGCATATTAATTTCCTGAATACGCATTCTTTCGCCTTCAGTAACAATACCAATCTTGATTTCTTCTACTTCTGCTTCTAGCTTTTGTATCTGTGCTTGATTTAGTTCTGCTTCACTCATTAGTTTGAGCAGAGCTATCTTCATAGTTAATTGATCAGAAGCTTGTTTAGCCTGTAGCTTCATCTGTTCTATCTGAAGTTTTGGATTAGGTGGTGCTTGTATAGCATTAGGACCACTTGGATCAGGTAGCAACTTGTCAATGTTAGTGACTCTCATTGCTTTGAGGAATGTGTACTCAGCTTCGTATCTGTTGTACAAACCTGGGGTAGCAGCAACACGGGCAGCAATAGCAGAGGCTTGATTTATACGTTGTGCATCAGATGTGATACTTGGATCAGAAGTAGGCATAACATCAGTTACTGGACCCTCGTAATCAGAAGCCAAGACCATACCAGTACCATTTGCACTAGATACGTAGGGTGTGTTTTCACTAACAAATATCTGATTTAAACGATAGAGTTTGCGGAACTCTTGTTTCAGACTACGGTGAGTACGTTTGAAGATACCATTAAACACCTTCATTCCTTGCTCAGCCATAGTACGAGTAGTCTCAGCTGGGGTATTTTGTCCAGGATTCTGTCCAGAAAGAATATCTACAGAACCACCAATACGTTCACCATAATTGATGAGTAGATTGAGTAACGTGAACATTACTTGAGAAGGCTCACGTACTGGCAATGGAACAATACCTTTACGCAGATCATCTCCAGTAGTATCTACATGCTTCCACTCCATCGGATTGAAGGTGTAGTTACCACCACGTAGCTTAATGCCACGACTAAGAAAACCACCAGCAGTGTTCGCCATCGTCCCAGCATCAACAAGCTGATTGATAATTGTATTGATAGACTCATTAAGAGGCCCAAGCAAAACTCCAAACCCAAGGTCATAGAAACCTCCATCTGGTGACGGAATAAATGGATACTTGGTAAAGTATTGTTCTGCTTTGATACTGAGAACATCATTGCTCTCGTTACGTTCAATATCATTTTGTGTATATCTAGCAACGATACGAGCAACCTTCTTGTTGTCTCTACGCACGTACACAATGTAGGGTTCAGCGTACCCATCACCATCAAAGTCTATGTGGCAATGTTGTTCTAGTATTTCAATGGGAGTGCTAGAGTCGTTTGGCTCAGGAGGTTGCAGACCTTGCGCTCTATCTTGTAGTGTCTGTAGTCCGTTGCCCATAGCAACAGATGAGTACTGTTGATTGCGACCTTCACTTACACCCTCTAACCACAATCCACGAGCAGTACGCTCATAGATTTCATTCTTACTCATTTGTAAAATATGAGTGATACGACTAGCTGTCTCTAAGCTTTTAGTCCAGTAGTTAACTACCAAGTCCTTAGCTAATACATTCTCAGAAATATTGTGTTTGCGTATTGGATCAAAGTAGCTTTTCTTAAAAGCACAACCAATAATAGGTTGTGTAATAAGAACTTTGTCCATCTCTGATTCCCAATCTTCATCTTCTTCAAGAAGTTGGTAAGACATGTGTTGTTCTACACGACTAGCACGTAGAGTACGTAGTCCATCTTTATCTTCACCCACTACTCTGCACTTAACAGGTAGATCGTTATCTATGAGTACAGGATAACTACGAGCATGGTATTGCAGAGCAGCAATAGTGATGAGAGGGAACTTGACGTTACTAGCGTTAGCCCAAGGAAAGTTTTTGTTTTCAGTTACTTGTAGTGCAAGTTTTAAAGAAGCTTCAGTACGTTTTTCCCAAGAGCTTCTAGACATCAAGTCGTTATCAAAATCTCTAACAACTTGCATTCCAATTGTTTCAAGATCATCTTTGGATAAAAGATTAGCTATGTTTGGCTCGTATACAAGCTCATTAATATCAAACGTATTTTTTAAATTCATGTCAGTACCCACAGACTGTAGAACGCCCAGAGTCTACTACATTACTATCCCGAACAAAAGCCTCGTACTCTTCTTCCTCAAGCTCTTTCTCAGACGGAGCTTCCCACATCTTATCGAGCATTAACCCCAGGTATGCCCAAGCGTCAACCTGATCGTCATGTTTATCTCTAGGAAATCTAAGAAGCTGATCTTCAAAAGACTGATACCACTCAGCATCCTTATCGAATCTGCAAGCACCACTTCTCATACGAGCTTGGATACTTCTAGCACGGGTAAGTTTGTCACCACTAGGCTTGAGTAGAACAGTGTTGATGAACTCGCCCCGCTTAAGCATCTCCTCATTAAAGAAGGGTCCTAACGCTTTCTGAATGACACCTTGCTCAAATCCAAAGAGTACGGGCTTATATATTTTCTGGATCATAAAGATTGTATCTATGATCTCAAGACCATCCATACGTGCTTCAATGACATGTTTGCAGTAGAGTTTACCTTCATCATCCATACCACCAACTGCAAAAGCTGAGTAGTCAGCCCTCTGAGACTGGGATACAGCTAAGTCGCAGGTAGCATAGAACACTAGCTTTTTCTTCTGATCTTCTGGCTTCATAGGCACAAAGTCAGTCTTCTTAAAGAAAGTATCTGTTATATCTAAGGGGACATTGAGCATCTCTTGAGAGTAGACATCAGCTAAACCTTGCCTTACATAGTCTTCTTTTTGCAGTCTAAACTCGGCAGCAGTCTTCATTTCAGGCCAAAGTAGAACCTTAAAGTCATCCGTATGAGCACGGTATTTGACAGACTTCCAAGGTAAAACATTGAGGGAATACTCTTTTAAGTCTTCTCGTATAAGACTTTTAACCCCTCTATGGGAGTTGACAAGGGAGGCTGGCATTAGATTCTCAAGCAAACTGTCTAGGTGGAGGATAGTTCCAACAACCCTAATCTTGCCAGAAGAGGAGACACAGGGAATAAGAGCACCATAGAACCATCTCTTAAACTTCTGTCTCCTATCCTTGTTCATAACAATCTCATCGTTCTCCATGTCATCACCAATGATGAGATCTGGTCTAAGGTTCGCCCACTTGAGTCCACGGAGTTTTTGCTCTGAACCCTTGGCTTGGACACGGAAGGTATATCCATCTTCCATTTCGACAATAAGATCGTCTTCGGTATCTTTAGGGAATGAGGATACTGAGAATAGGGAGCGTAAGTCATCATTGTCGAGTAGTTCTTTTTTGATGTCCCCAAGGAATTGAACTGCTTGGGTAACTGTGTCACTAACGATAAGGACATAGCGAGATTCTCTGAATAGAACTGAAGCTAAGGTATAAGCATGGGTTACAGCCGTAGATTTAGCATGATAACGAGGAGCAGCTATGGCTACCTGCTTATTGTTACTAGTAACAAGTTCCCAAATCTCTTTGTGGAACTGAGGAGTAGGGGCAGGTTTATCAAAGTTCTTTCTAAGAACAGAGTTAACAAACCCTTCCATAACTTCAGCGTTAAGTTTGCTCAATTACTCTTGCCTCTACATCTATAGTATTCTTTTTCATAGTAGCAAATCTAGCAAACTCCTCAGAAAGCTTTAGTAAACGATCATCAATCGTTCTTTCTACTTCTTCTTTGATAGGATTTTCGTAAAGCTTCTGCTGTTTGGTCATTAACTCTGTAGAAATCTTCAGAGCTACGTGAGCTTTAACTGGAATACGGATAATCTCTCCAGTTTTCTGGTCAAACTGAGCATCACCTAGATCTAGTCTGTCCTCTGTAGCCTTAAGAGCTTTGGTTATAACTCTTTTGAGGTTGGAATCCATCTGTTGTACGTCTTCAGACTGGAGTTGAAGGCTATATTCCTTAAACCAATCAGTTACTTTCCAGATCTTTAAGGTAGCTAGGGGTATACCCGTAACAACAGCTGTCTCAGCCATGTTGCCAAGCATGAGATAGGTGCTAACAGCTTGTAGTTTTTGGTTTTGAGTCCAATGGGACTTCTTATACCGCTTATCGTGAGATGTTTTTCTACGCATAACTGCCTATTATTTACGCATCTTAGCTAGGGTTTGTGCTAATCTTGCTTGTCTACCAACTTTGCCACCCTTTTTAACAGCAGCAGATATTTTGGGACCTGGTATCTTTGTGCCTAGCGGTATACCAAGACTACGGTGAAGACCACCTTTGTTCTTAGTAGCTTTAGCAATCCAGTTTTCTTTAGCCATTATCTAAACCCCGCAGTTTTCTTTGCAATACCCTTTGGTTGAGCAACAAATTGTTTACCAGCAGCTTTACCTTTACGCTTAGCTTTGGTTGTAGCTGCATACTCAGCAGAAGTTAAAGACTTGATAGCCTTCTCAGGTAGATACCTCTCTCCTGTTTTAGATGAGGGTTTACCCGACTTAGTACGCCACTTCTGATCACCCCAGTCTTTAAGAGATTGTTGAGGCTTCTTCATTTCTTTGGTTTCTTAGGAGGAGTGTGGCTAAGCTTCTTACTCTGTGCTGTGTGCTTTGCACCAGTCATCAAAGTAGATCCAGCTTTGTGCATAGCACCTTTGTAGATCTTGCCATCAGGGAGATAGTGTGTTGCTGATTTACTCATTTATAGCCACCTCCTGCGGCTTTGTATTTCTTAGCTACCAGTTGTGCTTTACGTGCTGACCATTGTCCAGCACCCGTACCTTGAGTTGCTGCTGCTTTTACCTGAGACACAATCCTCTTGCGTAAGCTAGGTTTTGTATAGTTGCCAGCAGCATTGACAGTAGATTTAGATTTAGTTGCCATATATCAACACTTCCAAGCACGAAGGGCTTTATTGATTCTGCTATTGGGATCTTTAGCTGTCTTAGCAGAAGTGAGTTTCTTCTTCATACCACCCATACGAGCACAGAAAGAATCTCTTCTAGAACCACCTTCAGGTTGAGGAGCTTT